TGATCACTTGGATCGACATGATGCTGGAGCGTTTCGGTGGCGACGGCCTAGACCCGACGAAGGGTCCGATTGTCATCGGCCACCGTGACATGCCCGGAGCGGCGACACAGTGTCCGGGCTTCGACGTCACAGCATGGTGGCGCACAGTCGTTGAGGATCGCAAGTACAACGCCCCTCCACCCTCTGGCCCCTCATGGCTCACGGCGCTTGTCGATGCCCTGTCTGGCCTGTTCTCAAAGCGGAGGAAGTGACATGGAGATACAGCGTGAAGTTCTTCGGCTCATACGCCACCTGATAGCGCCTCTCATGGCCTTCTTGGTGGCTAAGGGGTGGATGCCTGCCTACCTGCAACATGACCTCGCAGAGGTCATCATAATCGTCGTGTCGCTGGTAACAGTCATGGCCTTCTCCTTCCGCAGGGACAGTAAGAAGTGATCGGGTTTCTGTCTCGCATCAAGTTCCAGATCATCGCGGTCTTCTCCGCTGTCGTCGCTGCCATAGGCGCTCTCCTTCTGGCCAGACGTGAGGGCAGGAAGGACGCAGAGCAGGACGCCAAGATAAAGGATCAAGAACGTGCTGACAAAATACGTGATGCTGTTGAGCGCAATGTCGATGACAGGGTGCGTAAGTACGATGACGCGGGGTGGCGCGAGTGAAGCCGAGGTCTGTCGTCAGATTGGAAAAGCACTCCCGACACGATCACGCTCAGACACTGCGCAGACAGCCAGTGAGATACAGACGCTCTACGCCACATTCTCACTGGCATGCCCAGACTTCGAAGAGTTCATTCCCCGAAGTAGCGCAGGCTAACACCCGCCTCGTCCATCATGTCCCGACTTGCGGCGAAGCTATCACGGAACCTTTCAGCCAAGCCATCCTTTGGGCGCAGAGTGATCACCTGATCCACGCCGGATTGTATCAACAGGCCAGCGCAGTTTGCGCATGGGTGGTGTGTCACGTAGGCCACGCAGTCATCCAGAGACTGCACCGCGTTCAGGATCGCATTGGCCTCCGCATGCTGCACCATCAGGTACTTCTGCTCACGGTCCTTGTATCTGTCGTGTCCGTCTAGGACACCACGCGGGAAGCCGTTGTACCCCATGCCCACGACCTGACGCTTGGGGTTCACCAAGACGCAGCCGACTTTGGTGCTGGGGTCTTTCGACCAAGCGGCGACGTGGAAGGCAAGCGACATAAATCTGCTGTCCCATTTACCAGTGAGGGCGGTCATCCTTGCCTACCTCCCGCTGCTCATACGTCACGAGAAACGCCATGCAGCAAGACGCATGCCAAAGGTGAGACTTGCCTGTTTCAGGGTCATGGCTCTCACCGCTCCACCACGCCATCATGTGCCGCATCATGGCCCCGTACACACGTGACCAGTTCATCCCCCTCTCCCAGTTCCGGTCACCGTATTTCTCAGCGCCAAAGGTGAGGATGTCCCCAATGGCCAAGACGATCTCTGGCGGCACAAGGTCGAGGCGGTTCTTACCGCCGTCAAACTTCTTCCCCTCTGGCCAGACGTCTCGCTGCGGCTGGTCGTGAGGGTCAACATATCGGTCTGTGCAATCAGTCATTCCATTTCCAATTCAGCTTTGAGTTTCAAGAGCGCAACCTCTGCCTCTGCCAGCAACACTCCGAGTTCCACCTCACTATCGTCGCAGTCCTTCTGCACGTATCTCAGCTTGTCCCTTGCCCTCACCAGTTCCTCTGTCTCGCCCCCTGCCTTGAGTACGTCTATGCGATCCGCGATAGAGTAAAGGCTCCGCCGCAAAGCACCCAACCTGACCTCCTCTCTCTTTGCGTACAGGACCGCGTCTAGGTATTCACGCCCCAGTTTATCTGTTGTGGATGTCATCAGACCTCCCTTTCTGCTGGTTTGAATTGTTGCCAATCATCACAGGGGTAGTCCGGTATTGGACGCCCCTTCATGTTGCAGTACCAACCACCGTCCTCAGTGGGCGAAGAGTGGGTACATGTCTGACACAGCGCGGGAACCTCAACGTGGCCCCAGCATGCGTCAGACTTGAAACAGAACCGACACCGCCAGTCTGTTTCATCCTTTGCGATCTTGATCACCTCGCCAGACAGAGCCAGCCCCACCTTCTGGCGGATGAAGCCAAACTCAAACTGGTCAAACTCCACGACCTCGCAGTGGTAGGCAGACGTGTTCTTGTTGTAGGCGATGAAGAGAGACGACTGCATACGCGCCATCCCCATCATCATTTGCACCTGTCCGAAATACTGGGGGTGTGACTGCTTTACGCCGAGGTTCACAAACTTGGTGAACGAGGCATCGTTCATCGACTTGATCTCAAGGATCATGAGTTCGTCTTCGATCTCAATCATCCCGTCTGTGTGGCACACCACATGGCCACCAAAGTCAGAGTAGGTGTATTGCTTGCCCGTGAGAGCATCGACCTCCCACACAGCGTACCCTGCCTTTTTCAAGTCAGCGACAACCATGTCCTCAATCTTGTGACCAAGGCCAAAGATGCGCTTTAGTTTTGCGTCTGGCTCCTTGTTCGGGAAGCCGCGCAGGTTGAAGGCGATAGACGCCTGACACTGATTGCCAACGATGGAAGCGCCAATGTAGCGACGTGGCTTGTCGCGCCTGTCGGCTTCGTATGCGTCATCAATTTTGCGGAGAACATCTTCCGCCTTCAACGATCTTGTCATGTTGGATGTGCCATCCCTTTATCAGTGATCCGCCAAGTGAAGATGGTGCAGGACTTGGGCCTATCACCCTCCACAAAACCAAGACGCCGCAACACAGTGAGGTAACATTTTACCTCATTCACTTGCGACTTCATGGCCAGCGCCACGTCTTCATTGGTACGGTATCGGCCATCCTTCATGATAGAGAGCGCAAGTCTTGCGCCCTCTGACAGGACGTCCCTGTCCTGAACAACCTTCCTCACCTTCGCGGGTCGGTTGGCATGGTAGGGTGCGCCAAGCACCCTAACATTTTCATCGGCTGCCATAGCCTTCATGTCCGCAATGTCGTCGCTTGTCATACGCATGAAATTGCCTCCAATCAGAATGGGATTTCATCGTCCAGATCAGCAGACTTCTTGGCCTGCGGCGAGGGCGCGGGGGCGTCCCCGTCGATGATGAAGCGTTTGACTTCCTCACGCTGCACCGTCTGGCCGTTCTTCTGGTACGGCTTACCGAGGTCCACATAGATGCGGCACGTGAGGCCAATCATGCTCTCAATATCCCCCGGCTTGTCTGGGTTCGGGTGGTTGCCCGACACCAAGAAGGACTTGAGTTGACGCAAGCCAATATCCTGCGCTTGGGGCGAAGAGGTATGCACCACGTTGAAGCCAGCGGCGATAGAGCCTGCGCCACCAGTGTCCTTGAGGTTCACGACAACGCGCTTGTCTTTGCCATTGGCGGCAGTCTTGATCTCTGCCTTGGTGCAGGTGACCTCATACTCACCCTTGGTCAGCGGTGCGTAATCATCCGCCTCAACACTGCTCAGGTCGAGGTTCGCAAATCCATTCCATCCACTCATTTGTCGTCTCCTTTATCAGACGCTACTGCGTCAAGTTCTTCGATTGATTTTGCCGCTTTGTCGGCAGGCTTCATACCACCACGTAGGCCATCAAACTCTTCGTCTGACATGGACATGAGGTGGAGAAGTTCGGTGATGTCGTCTGTCCGCTCAAAGGCTTTCAGGCGACGTCTTGGGTCACGGACCTTGCCGTGCCATCCAGACACTTCGTCTGTAATCACGTAGCGTCTAACCTTGGGCATACCCTTCTCGTCCTTGTCGGTGACGCGAACACCACACAACACATGGTCGAAGAGGGCAGGCACTTGCTTGGATACCGCATTGCCTTTGACGAAGGGCCAGAAGTGGGTGACGTCATTGGCATCCTTCTCTTCCTTGGCCAGACACGTCACGTAGACATGCATCGGAAGGTCGCGGACCCACTTGAGAGCGCCGATCATGATGCGGTTGTAGTCACCCCACATCGCAAAACCGTTGCCCGATCCTGCGTGTTCCTTCTCAAGGTGTTCGATCAGCCGCTCAGACAGTTCTGTCAGGCTGTCGATGGCCAGCCACTTATATCCCATCTCGGCAAAGTCAGGGGACGAGAGCATGCGGATGATGCCCTTGAAGGAATACACGTCGCTTTCTGGGTCATGGCTGCCATCCCAAGACGTGAACGGGATGTAATCAATATCAACATCCTCGATGGATTTCAGGCCCGCCTCACCAGAGATAATCAATCCCTTGCCAAAACGGTCCTGATACTTACGGCATTGATAAGTCTTACCAAATCCGTGGTGACTGTAGAGCAGCACCTTGCTTGGGCCATCCTTGGCCAAGTCCGATGTGCGCAGCGGCTTAAACATTGTCTACCTCGATTTTTGCTGGAGCATGTTTGCGTGTCAGGGCGGGCTTCCATTTGCTTTGCTCTGACGTGGGTAGTGCGGCAAATTTCTTGCGATCTACCCGTGTTGATTTCTTGATGAAGGATGGGAGTGTTTCATCACCCTCTCCACCCAAGATGCTGTCGAGTGTGTCCTGATCCCACAACCAGCGATCACGGTACGTGACTGTCATCTGGACGGTGCCGATCAGGGGATACACCACTGGCTCTTCATCTGGATCACCACCCGGAAGATACCGCTCAATCTCCGCAACAGTTGCGCTCTCAAGGGCCTTCATTTCTTCGAGGCGATCACGTGTTTCGGATAGCGTGATGGCCAAGAAAGCCAGCTTCTTCCACTTCTCATCATCCACGTTCAGGGGTGTGTCTTCTACATGCGGCTCTGGTTCCGCCTCTCTGGCCTTGTGATCAAGGCTGTCCCAGTCACTCATTGATTGTCCTCCGGTGATTAAGGTGTCTTGCTGTGACATCGAAAGGTGTATAATAGATATGACACCTAGACAAGAGTGTTTTTCAAAAAAGGAGAGAACACATGCCGACCACAATGAAAGTCAGCCAGTTGATTGACGACCTTGGGGGTGCCGCCGAGGTGGCGCGTATTGCGGGTGTCGCCCGCACCGCACCTTACCGATGGATCAAGCACAACTACATCGGCTCTCCGATCCTTGAGCGTATCAAGGCAGCGCGTCCCAACATTGATCTGGACTACTACTTCAAGGAGGGAGAAGCAGAGTGAAGGTATCCGAAAAGATAGACATTGCAATCGAATACCTTGAAAGAGGATGGTCACTCATACCGATCAGCCCCGACACAAAGCGGCCTCTGATCAAATGGCTGGCCTATCAGGATCGCCACCCGACCGAAGATGAAATCACCTCGTGGGTTGAGGCGTGGCCTGACTGTTCCTTTGCGATTGTCACGGGGGAAATATCGGGCTGCGTTGTGGTGGACTGCGACAATGAAGATGCCATCCACGCCGCGTATGACGCGGACATGCGCAGCCCGATCAAGGTGAAGACCAAGCGGGGTGTCCACCTATACTTCGAACACCCAAAGGATGGCACTCGACGTGGACCCCGTGCTGGCAACAACAGCAGGGGAGAGGACTGGCCAAAGATCAATGGCCTCGACTTCCGTGGTGACGGATCATAC